TCTTTTTGTTCGGCTTGTACTACATCCATAACACCTTCAGCGGTTTTAAAGTCTGCATTGGCTGTCCCACCTGCAAAAGAAGTATTAGGGAATAACTGCTTAATGTTTCCTGTTGCGGTGATTGCACCGTCTTTTACTATTGCATACATTTGTTACCTCGCATTTGCATATTTAAATGGGGATTCGGCAAAAGCGAAAAACACTATTTTTTCTCCGCTTGCGTTTGATCCTGTGTTCGTGCCTCGCAACTTAAAACCAGTTGAAAGAAAATCTACAAGATAACTACTATCGTATGTATCGCCATTAGTTGCATCTGCCCACATTGTGTTAACGCCTGCCACGTTTGTAGGCTCTCGCTTATTATCCCACATAAACCAAGAACTTCCTGACGAACTAGATTTTTTCAACATAATAAACGCAGGTCTAAAGCCTGTGTAAATATATGGGCCACTTGTAGAGCCGTTTCCAAAATACGAGCCAAATTTACTAAAACCTTCAACTGAATGAAAACAATATGCCACGCTGTCATCACCGCTTGTCATAGAGCCTTGACCCACACTAAAAACACTAGATGTCGGTGCTGTATCATTCCACACTGTACTGTTGTCACTAGCAGCATTTGTTGAGTTAAATTGCAGATAATCTGTTGCGGGATCTGATGCCACACCTGCGTGATAAATTGTCCACGATGCTGTTGCATCTCTATTTTTATGCCAGATGGTTTCTGGAGCTTGACTTAAACCATGTCCAATCGTTCCTGTTCCTGATGTACCAGTGAATGTGACAATACTAAAACCTGCTGTTGTATTTGCACTGACTGTGCTATTTATTGATCCGTCTGTGTTTGCACTTCCAGAACCATTAGCCTTCCAGTTCCAAGATACATAGTTTTCACTATTGTCATTATATCTATTAGAACTAGAAGCTAAGTTAAATCCATCTGACGCAAAACCTGTAAAATTAGCAGATTGATCCGATTCAGCAACATTGGTATTAGAACGTATCCCATAATCCGAACCACGAACTGCATCGTGTAACATATGGTCTGCTGCTTGGCTTCTGTTTTTTAACCAAACTAAATCAGGCTGAAAACCAACACCTGTTATATTGTTTGTTGTGTCATTACCTGTATAAATTACTGGGTTAAAATGCGATCCGGGCAATTTAATTGCAGGGTCAGCCAAGTTGGATGTACACGGAGCTAAAAAGCCCGATGGTACTGCATTTACAAAATTTCCAATACCATTACCATCTGTATTACCACCAGCCGTTTTAGTTCCAGAATGCGTTCCGTTCTGACCAAAGTTCCATTCATACGCAGAAGTTGAAGCATATCCTCCTGACTCTGCTGCATTACAAAAAACAAATATATCTCCAGTATTTCTAGTTAAAGTTTCGGCTGACCCAGTAGTGCTTCCGTTGCTATACAATTGAACCGTACCATCATCCAGATTCAACGCTATACCTAAAATATTAGAACCACTAGCCGCATTAGCTACGCCAGATTGCGTTTGAGAGCCGTTTTTATAAACTCTATCTCCCCATGAAAATACAGACACATTGTTAGTTGAAGAACTAAAATCAAAACCTTCTGAACTTTGAGACGCATTTACTACGCCATTACCAGAATATACATTTGCGGCAGAGCAAGCCACTTCAACGTACCATTTTCCAGATATAAGCCCAATCGTTGAATATGTTTTAGCAGTATCAGAAGTAAGAGAGGCTTGAGCAGCTTTTAAATTTCCTTGCGTCAATGTTATACCGCTTGCGGCATTACCCATTAAAGAATTTAAGGTTGAAAAATTATTCGTGGGGGTATCAAGCAGGACATCTGAATCTGCTAAATTATTAGCTGTCCAATTATTGCCTTGACCAGAACTATCTGTCCCTAATGCTCCAGATACAAACTTTAAATAAAATCCCTGAGTTCCATAAGCTCCACCATACTTTTTTGGAATCCAAGCGTTTGTTACAGCATTGGTTTTTCCAAAAGAACTTGGTGTAAGCTGAGAACCATCTATAACATTTACCTCTGCTATATAGCCGTTAAAATAACCATCAACATCATCATTACCAATATAATGTGCAAAGCCATCATTCAAAAAATGGGTACTTGAGTCTAAGGGAGGATTTGTGTCTACAGAAAAACTTGTTTCTTCTACGCCATTAATATACATACGAAAACGATTACCAGCAGTAGATTCTGTTGTATCCACAGCTAAGACAACATGATACCAACTAGCTACATCACGAAATAATCTATTTGTTTTAAGTCTTCCAAGGACACCAGATGTAGTTGAATAAAATACAAAATCAAGTTCGTCATTAGCACTAAAATCTGCATAGGTTGTATAGTTTTCATTATCACTACCACCGTAAATAAATGCTTGTCTAGCCCCTAACTTTGTTCTTTTTAACCACATACTAATAGTATAAGTTTTACGGCTTCCTCCTGATCCCATAGTCTTGGTAAGGTCAGCAGAATCCCCTGAGTCAAATACTAAAGACTGATCTATCTCGTAATCTTCACCGCCTGATGCGGCTAATAGTTTTGTAGCTCCAAAACTCATTACGTTAGATCCTGTCCTGCTGTGAAGCCATAATATATTGTACCTCCATCAACTGTGTGAAACACAAATACATCTACATCACCACTACCTGTACTAATCGTAGGGGCTGTTCCTGCCGCCCAATCTACTGACCCCGGCCATGTTATGGTTCTTGCTGAAGAGTCCTGAGTAACCTTCAAAATAAAGGTACTGGCGTAACCACTAGCCGCAGGGTTGCTGAAAGTATAAGTTACGTTCTCACTAAGCGTGTGAGTAAACACTGTTCCAAGATTTAAGTTAATGGTTGCGGCATTGCTGCTGGAGCTAACCGCTGTGCTTTCTTCTTGAATACCTGCGTCAAACTTGACTACCTGATTCTCATCAATGTGGATTGCAGGGGTCGTACCCACCGTAGAACCTACACCAATCAACAAGTCATCTGCTGAGTCATCAAGTGCTACGTAAAAATCTTGAGCATTTCCATCGAAAACCAGCTTGCTATCTACAGCGGCTGCATCACCAATTGTCACAGAGTCATCCGTAATGGTCAGGATACTATTTGTGCCTACAGTGGAGCCTTCTCCAATAACCAGTTTATCTGCGGAATCATCGAGGCCGATATAAAAATCCTTGGCGTTCCCGTCAAAAACTATCTTGGTATCTTCCGCACCAGCATCACCAATGGTCAGGGTAGGTGTTGTACCCTTCAGTGCCATTGTCTGGGCTACTATATCGCCTGTGGTGCTGGATGCCGCCTGTCCTACCCCGATGCTCTGGGCAAACTTGATGTCTTGGTTTTCATCAATTTCTATGGCAGGGGTTGTGCCAACTGTCGATCCAAGACCAATGACTAGATCATCAGCAGAATCATCAAGACCTATATAGTAATCTTGAGCGTTGCCGTCAAAAACCACTTTAGTATCGACTGCCGCTCCATCACCCACCGTTACCGAATCATCATCAATAGTAAGCACTGAGTTGGTTCCAACGGTAGATCCGACACCAACTACCAGCTTATCCGCTGAGTCATCAAGACCTACATAGAAGTCCTTGGCGTTGCCGTCAAAAACTAGGCTTGTGTCTTCTGCCCCTGCGTCACCTATTGTAAGGGTGGGGGTTGTACCTGTAATGGTTACATCACCGCTAAATGTTGCGGCTCCTGATGTCAGGGCATCAATAGACAGGTTTGTAAATACCTGCGTAACTGTAGCACCTGTGCCATTACCGTTAAACTTTAATACAACATCTTTGCCGTTAGCAATCTCAAAATCATTTGAGGCACTATAGTTGCCTTGAAATATAATGACTGAACGACTGCTAGAAAGACTGTTACGCAGATAGCATATCTTCTCTGCATTATTTGGAGTTAACTGGACGTATGCCGTTCCACCAAGATCACCTCCGTCAACGAACTCGATAAATTTATTTCTTCCATTCGAGCTTGAGCCATCAGTAATCGGGAGGGCAGTGGGAGAGCCAGAAGAGCCAGCACTAGATAATGTAACAGAGACAATACCAGTAATCGCTTCATCCGTTAAATCCCAGTTGGTGTTAGTGGTATCACCCCAAGTACCTGACTGTTCGCCAGATCCTATCTTCTCGATACCTAAAAAATTTGTGTATGTACTTGACATGTTTATATCCTCTTACGCAGCATCTTCCCAATTCGGACTTTGCGATGGGCTAATTGTTGACCAGCTTGTTCCTACATTTGGGCTAATCTGCACCCAGACTACACTTGTACCTATTGCTCCAGTAGCGGAGACACCTGTAACCGAAATTATTGTTTGTGGAGCTACCGTGACAGAACCAACAGCACCAGTTCCAGCAATACCTGTAACTGAAACAGACGAATCACCCTCTATGGTGACACTGCCAACTCCTCCTGTTCCTGCAATTCCTGTAACAGCGGTAACCGCAGATCCAGTTGCTGTAACACTTCCTACACCACCTGTGCCAGCAACCCCTGTAAGACTTACAACTACATCGCCTTCAAAGGTAACGCTACCTACCGATGCTGTAGCACCAGAAATAGCTTGGTCTACGTTCCAAGAACCACCGTTCCAACTTTGACCAGAACTATTCCAGCCAATATAGGTGGCTAAAGCATCTGCCATTAGGCAATCCTGATAATGGCGTTACTCGCGTCAGCAGTTGGAAACTGGACTGTAAAATCTCCACTTGTTGATGACTTGTCAGCACCAAAGTCTAAAACTAAAACTGTTGGATCTCCACTGGCACTGTCGTTAAATATCAAAGCACCTCTGGCGGTAATAGAAGACGAACTAAAGGTTACGTCAGCAAAATCTGTAAAAGCCGTAGTGCTACTTGTGGTTGGGTCTACTCTGGTTAAAGAAGCCCCTTTTGCCGTATAGCCTGTACCGCTTACCTCATTGCTAGTGGTATACGCAGTAGTAGCCGCATTAAAGCTGGCACTATTGGTATACAAGGCAATATTAAAGGTGTTGCCACCAGAGTTTTTAAAGTTATGTACCGCTTCCATTAACTCTTTCTTGAAGCTGGTACACATAAAGTTTCCGCTAAAAGCCATTATAGCCTCCTGATTATATTAGCTAGGCCGTCATCTCCAGCCTTTAACGCTTCGTTATACAAATCGGTTTTGTACCCGTTAATTCCTTGCCTGACATAAAACTCAATTACTTTCTGTATGTTCTGTTTGAACGCATTAGCTTGCTCCCTTATCAGGGGATTAGCATTTTCTGATACAGAAACAATCTTGTCTGCACACCTTGAGGCTACTTCCTCTGGAGCAATCCCTCTTTGATGTGTTGTGTGAACCCCTACAGAACCTACTTCTACCTCTCCTAGCGAACCAATCATCCTCTTATGTTCCTAACCGCTCCAGAACGATAGCTATCTGTAGTATCGTAATTTTCGCCCAGATTCTTGAGCTTGCCTAACGCATCTTCATATCTTGCTATGTACATCTGCATAACGTCTGCATCACCCTTCAAGAAGGTGTATGCTTCAACCAAACATCCATAAAACAAGGTTGACTCTGCATTAGTGCCTAGCCAGCTTGTGCCACTTGATGCCGCAGTAATTGATTCTGGCTTATAAAAGTAATGAAGCTCTACCGTGTAGTTTGTTGTACCAGTCAAGTAGTTAGGTGTCGGTGCTAAAAGAAAATTAGATTCATCAAATATTGCGTAATACTTTGGCGTTCCAGTCGTTGAAGAAGCAGGGTATGCTTCTCGTATAAAGTTTACATCTTTAAATACAAGAAACTCGTACCCGGTATTATCCACAGACAAGGAATACGGAGCCAGAAAATCAGATGGCATTGAAAGGTACTGGTTTCCCTGAGATGTATTACCTGTTGCGTTTTTTCTAAAATCAGGCAACTGAACTGATTTAAGTATTCTGTCTTCTGCTTGCAGGATAATAGTGGGAAGATTATTAACGAAAGTAGTTTCCGTTGTCTCTAAGTAATCCTGTAAAGCATTCTTTAATGTAGTAAATGTCCAAGCCATTAGGAGGTACTCACCGTTACTTTTCCTACTTCTCCCTTTATATCAAGACCAAGGGTTTCTGTGCCATAAGCTTCAGATCCTCCACCAACTGGATCAAATGCAGACAATGATCTGCTTTCCTCTAAACTTGCATCTGGCCTTGGATTGCGAATTGCTTGTGGGTCTTGCATGTTAAGCCTTCCAAGTTGCAATTGGGGTTGGTCTTGGTCTACCACATCTCTTCCAACCAGCAAACCATTTGGACGCTGATTCTCAATCTGAGGAACTAAATCCTTTTTTCTGTACCTAAATCCTGTGCGGTCACAAAAACCGAAGGCATGTTTTCCATTCGCATAATTGCTCATAGGTTGCTATATCCACCGGGAGACACTTGAAAGGAAGCTTTCTCTCTTGCTGCATCAGAAGCCATTTCCCATTGCTCATCATAAACTTGTTTCAACATAGGGGCTAAACTTTGAGCCTCTGGCTTTTTCATTGAAATATAATAAGCAAGACCAGCCGTTAAACAAGGAAGATATCTAGCAGGGACATCCATATTTAAAGATGCTGTAGTGCCTGCATCTTCAATACGCTCTATATAATAGTAATTAAATATATATGTTTTTGTAGCGTCAGGAACAGGCCAAACAACAATGTTAAGGTTGCTAGGCGTTCTTTCTACAAAATACTGAATAGGTCTTCCATCTGTAAGCTTGTTTGTTTGTTGTGAATAAGTTGAAACCGATATCCTAGTCATGCTTAAATCAGCCTGCAACGAGGTGTTTCCCTCGTCTGTTCTACAAACCGCTTCAACAATCTCTAGTTTTTCTGCTGTTAACGCATAGGTGCTTGTTCCAGCCGTTAGGGTTTGAGAAGCATTTTTAACAGTCCAGAGGTTTAACCCTCGATTCTGCCACTCAAGCATGAGCATGTTAAGACTTCTTCTGGCTGTACGATAATCATATCCGCTACGAAGCTCTAGCCCACAACGCTCATAGGCTTCTTCCATAGCATCAGCAAGATCAAGAGTAAATGCAAATGTACCACTAGTTGCCATTTAAACCATTACTCCTCTTGTTTTGCCTTTTTTTGCTATTCCGTTTCTACATTTAGCAGGCTTTATTCTCCCACCATTTTTTAATTTTTTCTTTTTTTGCATACTAAACTCTTTACATAAATGGATTAAAGTTATAATTGTATTGCTCAAGAAACTTTCGTAACGCTTCCATATCGTATGATGGAGTGTTTGAAGGTGTTGGCGTTGCTGATCTATTATTAGTATTACCTGTATTGCTTCCTGACTGATTGCCGAATGTTTTATTCCACCAATCCGTATACGACTCTTGAGTTTGTAATTCTCGATAAGGAGTTATTAATTCGTTAAGATCCTTAAAAGCATCCCTAGCTTGTTGATTGCCGGGAAACATATTAGACTGAAACTCATAATTAGGAGACCCAAAATAATGGTTTTTAGTTGGTACTGGATTTGGAAAGACTGTATTTTTTAAATAATTATACTCATCTAAATTTAAAACTGAATCTTCAGTTATTAAACCCTGACTTTTAGCCCAATCCAGTATTCCTCTTATGTTTGATCCTGCTGGGTACGTTCCAATATCTGTGGTTTCTTCTCCAGTTGAATCTTCGCCTCCACCTGTAGGGTCTCCTCCACCTGTAGGATCTCCTCCTCCAGTTGGAGTCGTTGTACCCGGTATTAAATTGCCATCAAATGTAGGAATCATGCCGTAGTTTTGAAGTTGTTGATATAACGGCATACCGCCTCTAGCTCCGCCCGGTGTTAAGAAATACGATCCTTCTGGGAAAGGACTTCTGGTATTTCCCATAGTCCCATAAATAGAGCCACCATAAGGAGACATTCCGCCATAACCATAAGGAGAGTATCCTCCCATATAGCCGCCCATGCCAGTCATAGCATTGCCATATCTACCGGGCATGTAAGGAGAAGCGGCTCTGTATCCGCCCATACCATACATATTTCCACCGCCACCCTTTCCACCACCGTACATTCCGCCCATAGGAGGATTGTATCGTGGGCTATCTTGCATTGGGCGAGAATATGGGTTTGACATCTGCACATTACCATACTGGTTTCCAAGCCCTGAATAAGCAGATTCACGCATTCTTGCATAAGGGTTTGTAACTGGGCTGCTGTAATTTGGACGGCTCATCAAGCTCTCCTGAAACTTCTGTTATTTTTTTTACTAACAACCTTTAAATTACTTTTCTTGTTATTTAAAGGATTACCATCTCTATGATGAACGTCTTTGCCATCACCTTTTTTAACTTTTCCTGCGGCTTCCATTTTTCTACGAGCTGCTGTTCTTCCAGACCTTCGCTTTCTTTGCTTGGGTTTGGAGTGGTAATTATCATACTCCTTTCGATAATTCCTCATTACTTCTTCTTAGCAGTTTTTTTCTTGGCAGGTGCTTTTTTAACAGGTGCTTTCTTAGCAACTGTCTTCTTTGCCGGGGCTTTTTTCTTGCTAGGAGCTTTCTTTTTAACTTCCCATGCCTCATTTTCTTTTGTGTCAGGATTATCCTTGGCAAAAGTTCCGTCTTTCGTCCTTGATCTAACAACCTCGACATCATTGCTCATTTCTTTCAAAACTCGCTCTGCTTCCGATTTGGTCATTAAGTCAAAGACAACGGTTTCATATGTGCCATCAGAGTTCTTTATACCAACTTGGTATACAGGATCTCCATTATTCCAGTTTCCGTTTTGAAAGACTTCAAGTTTAGCCATAGGATTTCACCATTGTTAAAACCACTGTGTAGGCATCGCCACTGCTATGACCTACTGTTGTTAAGTCAATGTCTCCAGTAATGCCAGAACCAGCATTATTAGGTATGCCAGTAAAAGAAGTAAAGTCTAATTCATCAGCATAATCTGCTGGCAAGTGTGCCGCTAAAACATTTGTAGAGGCATCAAATTCAACTTTAACGCTCATACCGACTGTAGAGAATTGTATTTTACTAATTGCTACGCGAGTGCATTCTTTTCCTGTCATTGGGTCAGAGGAAAGAGCAGATACGTCTACTTTCTTAACAGCAGACTCGCCTGATCCGTCACTAACATTAGTGAACTTCATAATCAGGTTTCTTCCACCGTCCTGAATTGTCTGAGAGGTTACTACATCAGCCATTGTATATCTCCGAAATAAAGGGGGGCTTTCGCCCCCATGTCATTATGACTGGTCAGTAAAGGCAGGAACATCCGCACCTTCTTGATAGCCCCAGATATACCAATTGGTTGAATCTTTTGCCAGTACATTAATCTCAAATAAACCAAAATCCGTTAATGTCAGGATTGAGTTTGAGTTTCCATCTGCATACACAGAAACATTATCTGCGTTTGAGTCAAGATGGACGATACCGCCCAGATAGAAGTTTGTGTCTGATCCTGTATCAATAATCAGATTTTCTGCCTCTTCTGCCGCACCACCGTAAACCAGCTTAAAGAAAACACCAGCAGAGGGACTAGGCAAAGTCAAAGTGCAGTTAGCTGACAAAGCAGGAACTACAGAGGTTCTTCCTCCATGAGCTGTTGCTGTTAGCGAAATAGCTGTTGTATCTGCCAAGGCAACTGGAGTGACCTGCAAGCCGTTTCCGTCAAGGGTGAACTCAGTTGTAACAGTACCTGTTGTACTGTTTTTGGATATAACCGTAAATCCATTCTCTGAACGGACTGGGCCATTAAAGGTTGTATTAGCCATTTTGATTACCTATTTACGAAAGGATTTGCTACAACGTCTTCGTAACGTCCACTGGGCTGGTCGTTGCAGCTATTTTATCCCAGATAAGAATTTAAAAAAGGGGGCAAAGCCCCCTATCGTTAAGATGTACCCGGAGATCCGTAGATCCCAAGAGGGTCGGATACACCAAAACTGTACCGCTCTCTAGCTTTATAACGGACGTTACCTGTGTCAAAATCACCGTCCATAGAAGTTTCAAGCGCAGTACGCTCAAAGTGCTTCATTCCGTTAGGAACGTCAGTGATAACAAAGAAGGCATTAGTGTCAGTCAGATAATGATTGACCGAATAACCTTCAGGTATTGAACCATTATTACGCAAAGCGTTAATGTCGTTATCAGCAGTACCAACTCTGCCATCTGTTTCCAGAAGTCTGGTTGCCACAAACTGTAACGCAGGCGGAACAACTAATCGTCTAGGACGAGCTGCAATCAAAAGTCCACGCTCATCAGTAAATGCTGCAATATTAATTACCGCATCTTCTAATGAAGTTTCGTTAAGATCAGCCGCTGTCGCAGGACGGTTGCTGTTTTTGCCACCGCTTACTAGAGGGTGTCCATCACCACCAGTTACACCGTCACCAGAAGCAGTAAACAGGTTAACCCCGTCACCAGACTGGTAAGCATTAGTGAAACCGTTGTTTAAAGGAAATGCTGCTTTCACTTGCTTTGTGTACGCCATACCACGGGCAAGAGCCTTGGTGTATCGAGCAGACAGAGAATCATAGAGGTTATCCTCCATAGCTTCTTCTGTAATGCTGAAACCAAGAGCAATAGTCTCATGGTTGTAACGTGCAGTGAAAGATTCCTGTGCTGAATCGTAGCTTATAGCAGCTCCTTCAGCTTTTACAGGTGCAGCAGCAAAACCCGAAAGTTTTACTTCCTCTTCAAATGAACGATCCGATGATTCAGTTTCATAAATCAACGTATGCTCATCATCGTACTTTTCATACTCAAGACCGAACAGGGCATTAAGGCCCGGTAACAGCTCTTTGAGCATCTGCGCTCTTGAAATAGCCATTAGTCAGTCTCCTTATATGCCAGTGGTGTTAACGTATATGTGTCCTACGTTAAATTTAACGATGACATCAGTAAACGCATCACCCACTGTGCTAGTAGGGCCATCAACAAAGTCAATGATCCTTAACGGCAGTGTGTTAGTTGTAGCCACAGTGCTAGAATCAACTGCATTCTTACTGCGACCAATTGAGGTTGAACCAGCCGTTTGAACTGCCGCTACATTGTTTCCAAGTGTAGTTTGAGCCAAAGTTGCATCTCCTTGCATACGCATCAGGACATTCGGATCATCAAGGACATAAGCCATGATGTCAGACGCTGCTGTGCTTGCAGGAAACTGCTGATTAAATGTCATCTGGCTGGTACTAGGATCTGTGTAAGAACAACCCATAAAAACACCTACAGGTGTAAGAGCAGTTGTCCCTGTGTCTTTCTCCACAGTTCCAGAACTAACCAACTTTACAAAGTCACCATAAAAGATAGCTGTGCCATAGCCACTTGCAATCTTAATGTGGCGAACTTTGCCAGTAAAAGAACCACTAGCACTTAAAGTGCCAACTGGTTCAGCCCCAGTTGGGGCGGCTGAAGTTGCCATAATATATCTCCAATTGATACATTAAAAGTTAAAGAGTAAAAAGCGAATAACGCTAACTCCGTCCAAATGTTGTGCGAGTGTTGCGCTCTGGTTTTAACAGAGGCATTCTCGGATCGTTTTCCCGCATGAAGCTGTTATCTACAGATTCCATCTGCTGACTAGCTACATCTCTATAGTAGGCAGCTCGTTGTCTCATTTCTTCTTCAGGAGCTTTACAGAGAAGCAAACCGCCTATCTCTATATTCCCTTCAAATCGAGACTCGATGTCCGACATCACCTGCATTTCGGGCTTTTCTTCAGACTTAACAGGAATCCATCCTTCACGGAATTTCTGGGATACGTTGGTATTATCAGCGTTTCCTAGAGTGCTGGTTCTTACCCAGCGGAATACCCATCCATCTTCTGGCTCTGGAGTTGGCAGCACAGATGCTGGCAACCAAGAACCTCCCGGTCTTTGTGTAGCTTCACGGCCTTCGACAGACCTTGGAGTGCGCTCTTGCTCATCTGCCTGCAACCAAGAATCATCCTCTGTAGTAAAGTTATTATCTTCAGACATTAGATTGCTCCTTTGTTAGTTGTCTGGCATATTGCTCATTTGTTAAACCAAGTCTTTTAGCGAGTTGGACTTGGCTACCCTTTAGCTTCACTTTGCGCGGCCTTGCACCATTGTTTCTTGAAGACGGTGCTACTACCGTGTTGGTTCTTCGAGAGGTCGAAGAGGCATTTTGGGTGTTGCCTGCTCCCTCATCGAAATGTTCAGGAAATCTTGAACGCATTGTTGCATCAATTGCTTCAAAATATTCATCTGAATTTGGATCAAAGCCTTCATCTCTTACAAGCCTTTCATGCACACCATAGGCTAAAGCTGTCATGTCCTTGTGTTCTTCGTTACCAAACCAAGGATTTTCTTGCTGCCATTGTTTTGCTTTGGCTGTAGGCTCTACAGTATTTTGCTGTTGCGGTATTGGCTGGCCTTGCTGTTGAGGTTGTTGAGGCTGGCTTGCCTGCTGTTGCATATACTGTTCTTGCTCTTGATATCTGCTTTGCACCGCAGAATGTTGTCTTTCTGCTTCAGTTAATTCTGCTTGGGCTTTTATTAAAGCCTCTTGAGCTGAAATAACTTTTTCAGTTTCGCCTGCCTCGTAAGCCTCTCTGTATTGAGACTTGGCTTGCTCAACGGCTAGACCAGCTCTTTCTTTAATCTGATTAACAAGGACACCTTCTCCTTGGTTAATTACAGTTTGAAAATGCTGATTGCGATTATTAAGCTCTTGAGCAACACGAACTGCTTCTTCCCTTAAACGCTCGGCATCTTCTCTTGCTCTGCGTTCTTCGTGAAAATCATATTTAAGCTTGTTGATTCGTTTTTTAACCTTGTCGCTATAGCCTGACAATTCTTCGTCATCGTCATCTTTAGCGTTTTGAGATCGAGGAGGCTTTCTGTCCTCTGGCTCTCTCTCATCAACAACCTCAAACTCTACATCAGAAGCTGCTTGCTGGTTTTTTTCTTCCAGCTTTTCTTCAACGGACTTAACAACTTTGTGCCTAACACCCAAGAACTTGTCTTCAAAAGACATTGGAGACTCTTGAGGTTCTTCTTGAATTTGCTCTGTATCACTCATATCTTTTCTAGCCCCCTTGGATCATCAATCACAGCTTCTACGCTGTCATCATTGATTAAGCGAAATTCCTTGCCATGAATTTTAAATCGGGTTCCAGAGTAAGACCTCATTAGTATGAGTTCTCCTTCTTTGCAGTACGGCCCGTTAGGAAACCGTTTTTTATCTGCATAAGCATCTGGGCCAAGCTTTAAAACCATGCCATACATAGCTCCAACTTCTTCAAGCTGTCTGGTTACTGCCGCCTTAATAATGCCGCCCTCGGTCATTTCTTCTGCTCCGGGCATTGCAATAAGGATCTTGTAACCTTTAGGCTCTGGAAGCTGTTTCGCTTTTTCTGCGCTTTCCTCCTCTAAGGGGTCTAACTTTTCTGCTGCACTCATTGTCATTTCCTGCACTGGAATTAGCGTCCAGAGTCGCTTGCGTCATTATGACGAATTATTGTTCCTCAACCCTCTTATTGAGGTCTAGTATTTCTCTCTCTGCAAGAGCAAGTCCTTTGATTACTCCGCAAGAATGGGTGTATTCGCTATGATCCTTACAAGACCCAGTAGCGATATGATCTGTTACCTGATTCATTTCTCTGCGTATCGCATCTCTAAGGACTTCAAGAATGTTATTAGAAAGACGATCAGTCATTTCTTCTAAGCTTCTCTAAGGTAATATCTTTAACAAGGCCGACACCTTCTCTAAAAGCATCTGCTTCTTTATCTGTCATTACTCTTTGTTCTTCAGTGTCTGCTTTCAGATTATCAGCCGCTATCTTGGCTGCAATTCTAGCTGTTTCAATACGCTCATTTTGATCAAGACGCTGAAGCTCAAGTTCTTTCTGATCCACTGCTTTGCCCATCGCCATCTGCACTTTAGCCATCTCAAGTTGGGCTTTGCCCTGAAGCTCTGCTTCTTTAAGCTGAAGCTCCTTCTGTTGCATCTGTATAACAGGATCTTGCATTTGTTTCATTTGCTGTTGCATTTGTGCTTCTTGCTGTGCTTTTCCAGTCAACTGAGCTGAAGCAGGAGCTGCCAATCTGGAGATTCTAAGCTCTATATCTTCTGGTAATGGCTCATTTGGAGGCGGTAATTCCACACCAAGCTCTTTTTCAATGCCTGCACGGTACGCAAACGCTACATGTTCCTGAATATGCGCTGCCATAGCCGCTTCAATCATCTTAGCCTGCGGTGCGCGACTCATTAACTCCATAATCTTCGGATTTTGTGCCGCAGACAGGTGTGTTTGTATGTGTGCTTCGTGATCTTGGTAGATAAACGCCTTAACAGGCTTGCCATTGAGGATATCCATGTTTTCAGACACTGGATCAATGGGTTTTAAGTCCTTATCTGTCGGAATTATCTCATCTGCGTCCCGAATGCCAAGGATTTCGATCATTTGACGGTGCAACAGGGGCATATCGTACATTTGAGGGGCTTGAGCCGCTAATTGTAGTGCCGCTTGGTACTGCATGATGCGTTGAGCCATCGTTCCAGCGTTAGGATCGCTTACTGGGATGACATCTACACGGTCATCGAAGTCTTTGGAGGTAACTTCTTCGCCTTCAAGCTCATATGGGTACGTTTCAGGCCCAAAATCACGAATAATTTCTGCTAAAATCCTGATTTCCTGCCCCATTGAGTGGTGAACTCTTGCCTGAACTGCGCTCATCACCTTCATTTCTCGTTCCAGTACCGCTAAAGTCGTACCTACTGGGGCTTCGCCATTGATATCTGCTGCCTTTACATCTGCTGCTGATGCAAATCTACGTCCTTCATTAACAATATCGCCCAGAAGCTGATACAGGACGTTAGAAGGCTCTTTATAAGGCATGAATGTGATGTTATCTTTGATCGCTCCACCGGGAACATCTACATCACGGAACTCTCCCGGCATGATTGGGGTCTCATCCCCTTTGATTCTTAGTCCTCTGGCTTTTAAACCGCCCGGTAAATTGGACAATGTGCCTGCATCGACTAGCTGTCTTAGCAATGAGGTGGCTGATTGAGACAATCCACCGATCATATGTACTAGACCAAAGCCGTAAAAACCGAATCCCGGTAAATACTGGT